GATACAGATGGGAACAGGAAGTGGTGATGCGACTTCAGGTAATGATACAGCTAGTGGTATGTCTATGATGCAATCAGCTGCTATTAAAAGACAAAAGCGTACATTAATGAATTTCCAAAACACATTCCTTGTACCTATGATACAAAAATCTATGTGGAGAAAGATACAGTTTGACGTAGATAGATACCCTGTTAATGATTATAAGTTTGTACCTTATTCTACTATGGGTATTATGGCTAAAGAATTAGAAATGCAGCAAATGGTATCAATGTTACAATCTATACCTAAAGATTCACCAGCTTTTAATGTAATACTATTAGCAGTATTCCAAAACTCTAGTATTCATAACCGTGACCAGATTGTACAATCACTTATGCAAGGTGAAGAAGTAGACCCTCAACAACAAGAATTAGAAAATATAGGTACTGACTTACAAATACAACAAGCTCAAGCAGATGTTCAGAAAACTTTAGCAGAAGCTGAAGAAGAGAAAGGAAAAGCAATGTTACATCAAGCTCAAGCTGCTATGTCAATGCCTAACGAGATACAAGTTGAAGAATCAATTATTAAATTACAGAAAGATGCTCTAACATTAGATAAATTAAGAGCAGAAATAAGCAATCAACAGTCAGAGACTCAAAGAAATATACCTGAGATGGACCATCTTAAGTCTGAGACTATACTTAACCTAGCTAAAGCTAGAGAAGCTGGTGCTAAGTCTGTAATTAATACAACAGTTCAATGAAGACTGATGAACAGTTTTTAAGAGATAGATTAGACATGTTTGAAACCGAAGGGTGGAGAGACTTAATGTCTGATATGAAAAACACTGAAAGTATTGTAGAAGATATACGCAATATTGAAAGTGAACAAGACCTTTGGCACGCTAAGGGTCAGTTGCAAATACTAAGACAGTTGAGAAGTCTAGAAGATGCAACTAAACTAGCGGTAGAACAATCCTAGTCATAGGACTCTACCTAATATAACTTCATAACCCTAATAGGGCGGAGACCAAAATGAGTATAGTAGTAGAAGAAGCACCTTTAGGTGAAATACAGATAACAGAAAATCAAGACGTAACAATAGAACAGGAAACTCAAGAGGATTTTATCCAAGCGGAAGCACAACTTGAAGCAGACCAACCCGAAGTTACAATTCCTGAGAAGTATGCTGGAAAATCATTAGAAGACGTTATTGAGATGCACCAAAATGCTGAAAGAGTATTAGGTAAACAAGGAATGGAAGTTGGAGAACAACGGAAACTCATTGAAAGTTTAATATCCACTCAACAACAAGCAACTAAAACTGCTCCACCAATAGAAGAAACAGTTCCCTTCGAGGACCAGTTTTATGCTGACCCTGCAAAAGCAGTTAACTCAGCTATAGAGCAACATCCCGATGTAGTAGTGGCTAGACAGACTAGAGCCAAACAAAATCAAGCGTTACAGACAGCTCAGTTAGAGTCTGCTCACCCTGATTTTACGGAAATAGTCCAAGACCAAGACTTTAAGGATTGGATTTCAGGAAGCAAGATAAGACAAGAGCTATTCCGTACTGCTGACTCTTATGACTTTGATTCTGCTAATGAGTTGTTTTCAACATGGAAACAAATCAATATGGCAGGTACTACAGCTAAAGTAAAAGCTGAAGAAAAAGTTAAAAGAGAAAAAGTATTACGTCAAACTAGTTCTGAATCACGTTCTTCTGGAGATTCAGTAGGTGGAAAGAAGGTTTACCGTAGAGCTGATTTAATCAATCTACAGGTAACAGACCCTAGACGTTATGAAGCGCTGGCAGATGAAATTCAAGAAGCGTATACAGAAGGTAGGGTTAAATAATCATTTATAAAGGAGAAGTAAAATGGCATTAGGTTCTAATGGCGTAACGCTAGCAGTAGCGAATAACTTCATCCCCGAACTATGGTCGGATGAAGTTATCGGTGCTTATAAAACAAATCTTGTATTAGCTAATTTAGTAACCAAGTTATCTCATAAAGGTAAGAAAGGTGATTCAATTCACATTCCTGTACCTGCAAGAGGTTCAGCAAGTGTAAAAGCAGCAAACACTCAAGTAACATTAAGTGCAGCTACTAACACTAAAATTACAGTCACTATTGACAAACATTACGAATACTCAAAGTTAATTGAGGATATCGCAGAGGTTCAAGCACTTTCAAGTATGAGAAAATTCTATACTGATGACGCTGGATTTGCACTTGCTAAGCAGGTGGACTCTGATTTGTTTGCTTTAGCTGAAGGTTTTCAAGGTGGTACAGTAGGCGGTACTGGTGCAGCAGTTTATGAAAATGCTGTTATCGGTGGTGATGGAGCTACAGCATATACTGGTGCTTCTCGTAACTGTACAGACATTACAGATGCAGGAATAAGAGCTATGCTTCTTACTCTTGATGATGCTGATGTTCCTATGGACAATCGTTCAATGGTAGTCCCACCAATCGTTGTTAACGACATGTTAGGTCTAGCTAGATTCACTGAGCAACAGTTCATTGGTTCTGGTGATGCAATTAAGACTGGTAAAATCGGACAAATCTACGGTGTAGATATTATGATTTCTACTTCATGTCCTCTTACAGTAGGTGCTGCTACAGCAACTGATAGAGTTGGTATGATTATCCATAAAGATGCTTTAGTACTAGCAGAACAAGTTGGTGTACGTTCACAAACACAATATAAGCAGGAGTACTTAGGTGACTTGTTCACTTCAGATACTATTTATGGAGTTGCAGAACTTCGTAACGATGCTGGTGTTGCTTTTGTTGTACCGGGTTCATAGTAGTTAGTTAGGCGTAACCCTTTCTTCGGAGAGGGTTATTACAAATTAATTATGTCATATTCAAAAGAAAGATATACTAGAAATAAAAATAAAGCTATTGAGTATCTTGGCGGTAAGTGCTGGAGATGTGAGTTAACTTTTCATAATGATGTTTATGATATACACCACCTTAATCCTAAAACTAAAAAGTATGATTGGGGTGAATTAAAAAGAAGAAAGTGGTCAACTATACAAGAGGAATTAGACAAGTGTATTTTACTTTGTGCTAATTGTCATAGGTCTGCACATGTGGAGATGAGAGAACATGCCAATATACGATTATAAATGTAAGAATGAACATGTGTTTGAAGAGATGTGTTCTATGTCAGACAGGACAGTAAAGAAAGAATGTCCAGATTGTGGTGAGAAAGGAAGTTGGATAATGGCAGTGCGTAGTACACAGCCTCACTTTGGTAATCAAGACACTCTTTGGAATATGAGAGAACGTAAACGAAACGGAAAGGATGATTTTAATGGACATATTTGAAGACACTTGCGCTCATCCCTCTACTGATAACTTAGAGATAGATAGATTCAAAGCTAAGATAAGAGAGATTTGGTTGAGGATGTTAGATGAAACTTATAGTGCAAACTATAAAGAAGATGACGAAGATACTCCTACTAGAGAAGAGTACATGACTCATAACGCACTTAAGTTTGCTGATGAGCCTGAAGAAGAAACAGAATTAGACTCATTAATGAATATGCTTGATGGCTTTATGGATGAAGATGAAGAATTAGACAGTGTTCAATCAGAAAGTAAAGCACCTAAGTATGGAAGTAGTTCACTTAAATCAAATAAAGAAACAGGAAATATAGAAGCAACAGCTTATGAATATAAACACTCAAGTTCAAAAACTCCAAGCGACTCTCGTTCTGGAGGTAAAGGTGGTTCGTATGAGGGTACGCCATCTGGTGGAATCAGTAAGAAAAAAGATGATAAAGTTACTACAGAGTATCAACCTCTTATTGAGCAACTTAAAGAAGAAATCAGGTCTTTAAAAGACAGACAACAAATTGGTAGAAGAAAGATGAGGTTTAGAATTTAATGCCTAAGTTTAACTGGAAACAGAAAAAAACTATTGCTATGTATCTAAACAAAAGGCAATGGAATGAAGAATTTAATCCTGATTTTTCAATAGCTGCTGAAATAGAATTAGAACAGGGTGGTTATCTAGTTAGAGAATCCTCAATTTCAGCTACACCTACATACATTATTACGGAGTAAAGAATGGCAACAGTTAAAGTAACAGCACTAACGGAAACAACCTCACCCCAAGCTACTGATGTATTATTAATTAGTCAGAGTGGTGTTAGTAAGAAGGTTCAAATTACTAACCTACCAGCAGGCACACCGGGTACTGGTTCTATTTCTACAGCAATGCTTGCTGATGATGCAGTTACCGCAGCTAAACTAGCCAACTCAATTAATGCAGAAATTACAGCCAACACAGCTAAGACTAGTAATGCTACGCATAGTGGTGAAGTTACAGGAGCAACTGCTCTTACAATAGCTGACAATATAGTAGATGAAGCTAATCTTAAAGTAAGTAATACGCCTACAAATGGGTATGTTCTTACTGCTCAATCGGGTAATACTGGTGGATTAACTTGGGCTGCTGATGCCAATACTGTTTATACGCACCCTAATCATAGTGGCGATGTTACATCTACTGCTGATGGTGCTACCGTTATTGGTAATGATAAAGTTATTACTGCTAAGATATTGGATGACAATGTAACTGCTGCCAAACTAGCCAACTCAATTAACACCGATATTGCTACTGGCGTAACTGCAAACACAACTGCTAATGCTGCCTTGCCTAAAGCTGGTGGCACTATGACAGGTAATACTATACATAACGATAATGTTAAAGCATTGTTTGGTACTGGTTCTGACTTAGAAATATTTCACGATGGTGATAACAGTTATATTCACGATAATGGCACTGGTATTTTACTTATTAGAGGTGGTACAACTCTTAGAATTACATCTGGTGCTAATGAATATCATATTAATTGTACTGATGATGCTGGAGTAGAGCTGTTTCATAATAATGTAAAGAAATTTGAAACAACTGCAAACGGAGTAACAGTAACAGGTGGTGCAGTAGGCACAATGACTACAGACAATGATGGCTCGTTTGCTATGTCTGCTAGTAACAACTTTAAATGTACTCCTGCTGGTAACTTTGCTTTAACCTTTACAGCTATAGTTGCACAGTCTGGAAACATACTCTTTATTAATTCAGGTGGACACACCATATCAGCACACGCTAATACTAAAGTAGATGCTAATTTATTAGCAACTATATCTACTGCTGGTACTTACCTACTGGCTTACTTCTCAGATGGTACTAATGTATATATGACTAACTCGGCAGCTTACGCTTAATGTCTTTAATTAATTCAACAGCAATACCTAGTGGAGTAGCTACTGGCTACGAGATAGGGCAGAGTCTTAGGTGTAATGGCGCTGATTCTCCTTATTTAAGTAAGACTTTTTCTAGTGCTGGTAATCAAAGAACATTTACTTGGAGTGCTTGGTGGAAACACGGAGATATGAACCAAAGTATGTCTTTTATATCTGCTGCTGATGAT